CTTCGCTCTCTCTTCTCAAGACTTGAGACCCTCCTACTATTAATCATGCAGCTCTCTCGCGCCAACTCCCTCGTTGATATGGTTTTACCCGTATTAGCCTACATCAAGAGTTGGATGGGATCCACTACAATCACAGAATTGGTTTGTAAGTGGGCTGAACAGATTCTCACTGAGGATTCGTCTGGCACACCCCTAAGCGAGGAATCCGTCACTTTCGCTCCCGTCGAAGGTGATTTGGATGGTCAAGCCGGATGGTTCACAGCCAACTGGACAAAATTGACCCAAGGCCATTTCGGCCGTCGCCTCGCTAGTCTGATCAATTTATTGGTCATTGCTGGTTTGGCTCCAGAGACTGTATCAAACAAGATGACGGTCGAGTTATACAAGGTAGTCCATGTGGCTGCTGAACGTAAGAAGAATCCTTCAATTTTTCATCACCTCTTCAGCACCCTCGACTGGCTAGTTGACTCAGTAATCCCCGCCGTTTCCACTGGGAATATGGCCTTATTACTCACCGACTCTGACACTGATCAAGTCGACACTCTTTACCGCACGGCGCTCGATGCAGCCCGCTTGGCCTCCACAGGCCAAATGAAACGCTGCACTGAGAAGTATGGTATCTCGACAGAAGCTGATTTGTTGGTTCATTTGACTAACACCAATTTGGCTCTGTTGACATTGAAAAAGAGAGTCTTCGACGATGCTATGATGGTGCGTGACATTAACATGCGCCTGATTATGCTAGATAAAGTCTCGGCCGACCTCCAAGCTTCATGGCACGACGCTGGTCTTCGTACCAAGCCCTATGCTGTGTTCATCTATGGAGGTTCTTCGCTCGGTAAGAGCGTCTTGGCCAACATCGCCTGCCATTCTATTAGCAGGCGCAATCAATTTCCAGAAGGTCCAGAATACACTTGTACCATAAATGGTAGCGACAAGTACCAATCTGACTACAACTCCAAGCACATTTGCGTCATTTTTGATGATATGGGAAACACTCGGCCCGAGAGGACCGAAGGCAACCCACTGTTCGTTTTAATACAGTTTATCAACAATATGCACTGCTCTGCCCTCAGCCCAGAAGCTGAAAAGAAGGGCAAGATGGACATCCGTAGTAGAATCGTAGTTGTCACAAGCAACACCTCTGACCTTCATGCATCCTACTTTTCCGTCAATCCAGCATCCATCATGCGTAGATTCGACCTCTTCGTTGAGGTTAAGTTGAAAGCAGATTCCGTTGGACCGGATGGTGGCCTCCATGAAAAGCATTGCGGCAATCCAATGCCCGATGCGTGGATATTAAGCTTTGGCAAATTCCACATCAAGAGGAACACCAGCGAGGAGCACCATGACACAATCAACAATCTGTACATAAAGAAAGAAGCTAGTGTTATGGATCTTGTCGATTACTTCGACAAGGCTACTCCGGCATTTTATGCCAAGCAGGAGGCGATTGTTGCATCTTCTTCGGATATGCACAAGAAGGAACATTGCAAGCATCACGATTTGTACACAATGCCATGTGCTAAGTGTGCATCCGCTCCAATCCTCGTTGATTTCAAAGACCCGGACAAACTTGATACTCAAGTCGGCCTGTTCGCTGGTTTTGGACGTGCTGATCCCCTCAATGCTAAAGTCAAAGATAATCCTTATTTTGAGGAAATCTTAACTGACTACAGCCTTTCGGGATATAGCACTGTCCCAACAGTTGAGGAGTGCAGACGGAATTTCGAGAATTATCCTGAGCCCTTTGCCCACGAACCCAAGCCAATCAGCTACACAGATAGACTGAAGCTGTTGCTCAACAAGCCCATACCTCAATGGGCCATCAGCATCCGCCAAGCTAAGCACAATTTCAAACCCACTGACACAATGTTAGCTTTGGGGACGATTTCAGCTCTTGGCCTTGTTGGCTTTGCAGTGCACAAGATGATGTCCCCCCAGCCCTTAAACGGCCAGGGCGCTTACATCACTCGCATACAAGCTGCAGCAGATAATCCACGGCAAATTGCCAATCGAGATGACGCTTTCCGCAGAGTCTACTCGAATGTGGCAGAGGCTTCAGAAGCGTCCAAGTCATCGACACTTGGGCAGTTGGAGGCTAAGATTGACCGCAACCTTCACATTGTCACGATACAGGAATACGATGAGTTGAATGACACACCAACTGGTAAACCCCAATGGTGCAACTCCTTTCCTGTCGGCGGTTGTGAGTGGTTGATCACAGGTCACCAGTTCAAACCTGGAAAGACCTATCAGGTCAAATATGCCACCCACCCTGGCGTCGGTATCAAGCGATTCACCACTCTCGTCAATGAGAGCAACATGCGAC